TTGAATTGGATTCTCATCAATCTTTGGTCCGTAAGGAATAGAAAAATGTCTGTCCAACTTCTGCGAATAGTATAACGCAATTCGTGTGTCATCTGGATACAAACGAATTGCTTTTCTTTTCAACAATAATACTGGAGGAGGTTCTTTGTTTACATTAACCGACTCTTTTACTTCTTTTTTATCTTCAGTATCTTTTGTTCTATATAAATCTTCTACATCAACTAAGTCTGAAAACTTTAATCGTGCTCGTCTAACTTTGCGACCACTAGGACTAATCTTATAGTCCGATGTATACTGAACTGTCTCTCGTCTTTCATGTATTGCTTTTCGTGCTTGTGTATTGATAGTCTTATTATGTGAAAGCAAGTCCACCATCTTCACAAACATGTTCTGAATAATAGCACGATCTGCTTGAGTAAAGTTTGGTTTCTCTTCACCCATTCTATCCAGTATCTTATGAATGCGATTTATCTGTGCCTTATTGGCCAGACCAGCACGAATCAAAGCATCAAACTTAGAGTAGTCTGCCTTCTTGTCTTCTTCAACAATAAGTTTGAATTCGTCTAATGCTTTCATTCTTCGGATTCAATTTCCTCGTCTGAGTATTCTTCTTGCTCTTCTTGCTCACCACCAAATAAAGTGGATGCAATATCTTGTTTGCGACTTTGAAGGGCATCAAATGCCTTAGAAGAAAGTAACTCTTCCAATTCTTCTTTAGCTGTCACATTGTCACCAGCAGCAATACTGTTTATAAAGTTATTAATATTTTCCATAATATCTCCTATTTAGCGTTTTGTTACCGCTTTGTTTAACGATGAATCCAATTGTGGAGTCAACGATTCAGGTGCATCATCAGATTCTTCAGTATTATCTTCTGGAGGAAACTGGTTCGGGTCTTCACCTTGTTGTTCCTGACCACCCATAACTGGACCTTGCATAAAGTCAGGTAAGTTTTCTTTCTCGTATATAATTTGCTTATCCATTTCTTCAATCTCTTCTTCAGTCATCATCAATACTTTCTGTTTGACAAACTGTTGTGAGAAATAACGACCAATGAATGGGTCAAGTGTAGCTACCATTTGAATGCGGTTCTGTAACAACTCCGACTCACGCATTTCAGTAAAGTTATTATCTTTCAGGAAGTCATAATAGATGTCGTCCTTAAAGTCTTCCCACTCTTCTAAAGTGCAGATACCTTTTAACGATAACTGAACACCTAGTGCTTCATCAAATAGATTAGTAAACTTATTACGTAACTGTTGTATGTACTTAGCAAACTTTAATTCGTCACGTGTAACTTCTTGTGACCGACCAAGACCAGCAAATCCACCTTCTTGTGGTTCAAGTCGTGAGTAAGGAACATTCAATGATTGTAAAAGTTTTTTCTGGAAGTATTTAACATCTTCCAGTTCACCTAAGTTTTGTCCTGCTGGCAATGTGGTAATCTCCGTTCCCTTACCACCTTCACGGCGAGGCAACCAGAAGTCTTCAAGCATTGACATGTGCTTACGTTCATCACGTAACTCACCAGTGTTGGCATCATACACCATCTTGTTACGATACTTAATCATAACATCACGAAGATACTGTTCTGCTTTACCTTTAGGCAAGTTACCAACGTCAATATAGAATATACGGCGTTCAGGTGCTCGACTAATACGGTAAATAACAATCGCATCTTCAATCATTCGTAGTTGATTGAGTGGTTTGATTGCTTTATGTAGATAAGAAATAACAAATGTATTCTTTGCATCCATCATTCCAGAGTTCACATTGATGATTGAGTCTGGAGAGATGCGTAATCCTTGATTTACTTGTGCAGTAAATGTTTGTTGTGCTGTTCCACGGTCATTAAACACGTAGTATTCGGCAATCGATTTAATAATCGTTGCACCAGTTTTTGGGTCACGGTCTTTTTTAATCTCACGAACTTTACGAATCTTACGTGGGTCGATATATCGTAGTTCTTGAATACCCTGATTAGGAGTTTTTTCATTTACTATAACTTGATAGAACAATCGTCCATCAATATACCAACGTCTAAACAAATCATCGGCAAGGTTAGAAAAGTTTAGCATTTTTAAGATGCTATCAAACTCTTCTTCTATTTTTTTCTTAATTGATGCTGGTTGTTTTAAATCATCCAGAACAATCTTGAGAACCTTACCAGACTTATCGTGTGTGATTGCTTCATTTACAACCTCACCAATGGCCATATCCAGTTCAGGATGGTTGGACATCTCACGATATCGGGTGATGAGTTCTATCTCATTACGAACAGAACCTTCTAAGTCAACATAGGTTCCGTAATGAGCATTCTGAGTAATAGTTACTGCACCGTCATCCAGTGCAGCAGTGGGGAGCGTAAAGGAAGGTTGCTCAGGTTTCTCAACCTGAACAACATCCTTGCTACCTAGAGTAAAACCAAAAAGTTTGATTGCCATTAATTTCTCATTCTATAGAAAAAGAACGTGATTGTTCTTCTGTGCTCAAATATTATGCCTGATTGTTCAAATTAGGATTACCTGCCAAACCATTAACTGTTCCAAGAACATTAAATGCTGTTTGTCCTTGATCTGTTACAGTTGCTCTTGTCCAATAACTATATGTAAAGTTCACAGTGAACTCTTCAATAGTGTCATTAGAACCCCAATCCAAATCAATTGCTGACAAATCAGTCGGGAACATATCAAAGAAATCATATGCTGCTATCGCAGTTCCATTCTTAGCATATTGCAAAACAGTTGCCGAAGTTACATACGATGATGGTGTTTGAAGCAATCTAACATTGGTACCGTGTGTATTGATTGCATTCATGTATGATTCGAAAAAATTTCTAATTCTAAAATTTTCATCATTGATAACTGTGACTGTCCAATCAGCAAAAGTTCTGTTACCAGCAAACTTTACTTCACGACCAAAGTAAGGAACATTGACAACTCCAAGTGTTGAACCTGGAATTTGTGCTGCCTTACACATGAAGGTCATTTGTTGAGCAGCAGCATCTGCACCTGGTACAACTCCACGAAGCGCACTATTAAGTTTTAGTTGAACTTCAAACAGGTTAGGACGAGCACCGTCACCCAACATATTCTGTCTGAATGAGTTTACATTAAACGCCATTTTTTTCTCCTTGTATTTTTCTTATTTATTAGATTCGTCCAACGATTTCTTCAAATGCAACACCTGTTCTTACAGCAACAAAGTTGAGTTGAATAAAATTGACAGAACGAGCAGGTTTAATGTAAATATCACCAACGAACTGATTGTTATCAATGATGTCAGGAGTATTGTTTGTTTCATTACATATCACACGATAGTCAGTGATACCACGGCGTCCCTGAATAGTTCTTAGGAATGGTTCAACGATACCAACAAACTGTGCTCTTGTGAATGAATCGTTAAATTCAAACAAAGAAGAACGTGCAGCAACAGCAATAGATTTTTCCAATACAATAAACAATCTGCGAACATTGATACGGTCAAACACAGAAGGTTTATTCAATAAAGTCTTATCACCAAATAGAACTGTTCCTTCTCCTGCAAATGTAACTACTGGATTGATACCTTTTACATACAAAGTATCACGGTCTGCTTTAGTTGGATTGAAAGACAGTTTGATTACGTTTTTAATTTGTCCACGTGATAGACCACCTGGTGAGAACCACGGATCACGGTCTGAATCTGTACGAGCACATAGACCAGCAATGTCACCGTTCAATGGAATGAAACGATATACATCATTGTACTTATCGTATTGGTACTTGTAACCCGAATCCATCGATGCATATGAAGATGAAGCCAGTGTGTCACGATATGCCACGATTCCAGTTGCTTCATTACCTGCATTATTTACAACTGTTGACTTAGGTGGTGACAAGAATACCATACAATCTTTGCGAGACTCTGCTAGTGAAATTAAATATGCAGCAGTTGTCAAATTACCTGAACCAGAAACTAACAAAGAAATATTAGTTTCATCAGCATTAGCAAACTTACCATATGCATTAACAATTTCTGATGTTCCGATTGTACCATCAGCACCCGAACTAAATGATGCGGAGAATGGTGAACGAATAGCATTAAAGGTTACACCAGCAGAAGCACTTCCCCAATTCGTTGAACCTGGTTGATGTGCCATCCACCACACATACTGCGATTGTTGATTAATAACATTCTTATAGTAGTTTGTAGAACCATCATTCGAGATAGCATCAGATGCTTTTGAAACAAAAGCATATTTTTCAAGAACAGTATTTGCTGTTCCAGAGAACTTACCATCTTCATCAATAACAACAACATGCAATTCGTCACTGTTACCACCTTTGTCAGAAACAAAAGTTGAAGTTCCTGGTGCTACACCAAACTGGTCGTAATATTGCCATCTACGTGTGATTGCTGTGCCTAATGCAAGATTAGCAGTCAGTGCAGTAGCAATAGTAATAGCAGTAGCATTAACAGATGCTACACGGATATACGATGAACCGTTGTCGATAGAAATCAAATCACCTGCCACTAAATTAGCACGTGCATCTGCTGTTCCATTGACATTAATAACTGTAGTATTATCAACCAGATAGTTCAACGAGTTTGCTCTCATTGAATCGGTTGATGTTAAATTTGAAGAGAATGCTTGTGACGATGAGCAAATAGAAACACGCAGTGTATTTCCTAGTGCTCCTGCGTAACGTGAAGCAAACGGACCGTATGCGGTATTTGTTGCACCTTCGTGATTGTTTGTATAGTCAGTTTCATTTTCAATCAGAATGCCAGTGCCGTTTGCAGTAGCATTGAGTGTCGATGTTGTGTTCGCTGCACGAACAACTTGTAAGTTACCTGAGTATGCTAGGAAGTTTGCTGCTGAGAACCAATCTTCATAATTTGTACTATCTGGTTTTTGGAAACGAGAAACGAGACGAGCTTCGTCCGTAATAGTAGTTACTTCATTTGCTGGTCCCCAATTAAAGTTTCCTGCAAAACCACCTGCGGTTAAAATAGCAGAAGGTACCACAGTCGTGAAATCAATTTCCGATGTGTTAATTCCTGGTGATAATTGAAATGCCATTGGATTTCTCCTTTAGTTAAGGGGTATTGTTATTTATGATGTATTTAGTTTTTTATAATCTTTCATTAAGATAATCACGTGTAGACCAGATATCATCTCCAGCTACAGTGACTTCTTCTTTACGACCATCATCAAATATACCAACAGGAGCTAATTCTTCTTCACCCAACATATTCTGTTCTGCCAACATAAACTGACGTATGTCTATGTTAGTCGAATCCTTAAAGAATGACTGTGCTGTCAACCATGCAAATAATACTAATCCCATAGCCAAGTCATCATTGCTACCTTCTTCAGCAGCATAACTATCCCGAACACGAACAAATGTATTCAGTTCGGCAATAGTATCAAAATCATTAATAATTAGTTTATCATTCTCAATCAGTGTCTTCAAGTTGGCACAACCAATCTTCTTGACTGATTTAGTAGTCTTGACACCAAACGATGTTGACCGTTTGAATCCTGAAGAGATAGACTGTCCTTTGATATGGTGCTGTTCGGTCTTATAAATGTTCTCATATTCCAAATCATAGTGTAGAATATCGACAACTTGTTGACCGATGTTGTTGGTTTCAATCAAAGCGAATGCTTCATTGTACTTCTTCGCTAACGAAAAGATAATTGTAGGTAGGAATAATAGTGGTATTTTGTTACTACGAAACTTTGCTACTTGACGGTATGGTACTTGTGTTACATCAAGTATATTTATGGTAGAGTAATCTAACAGTACACCCTCCGAGCAATCCACACTTGCAATATAAAGATGATTAGGTATAGGTTGTTCGTATATATCCAATCCTTCTTCTGTATGAATTGGATTGTGGAATGCCAATGACCTGAGTTTACTACCTGATATCAATGTAGCATTCGAACCAATGAACTCTGTTTCAAACTCTTGTCGGAACTGTTCTTCCGATGTGTTTCGTATTGTTTCTTCCTTCCACCTAGCATCTCTGCCTGGTACCATTGACCAATGAACTTCAACTGTCTTATATGTGGAACGGTTTTCGATTGCATCTGTCCACATCTTGTAGAATAGATTCAATCCATTAGGAGTTGAAACAATAATTACTTTGGATGTTTGACCAGAAGAGATAACAGGATATGTTGAGGTAAAGAACTCAACTGCCATGTTATGTGGAACGAACGCAAACTCATCAAGAAAGATTAGATTGTATGTACCACCACGAACACCTGCTGCTGATGTGGCATAGGCAAATATCTTAGAACCATTCTCTAACTCTAAAGAACCTTTGTTCCATGTCATGATACCTTGCTGCAACCACGGTGGTAAGTATTCATATGCTTTCTGAATACGACCTAGAATGTCACGTGCCAACTGACCTTTGTTAGCAAGAATACCGATGGTATATTCATCATTAAAGATTGCTGACCACAACATATAACCCACAGTCGTGGTTGTCTTACCAACCTGTCGTGGCATCTTTGCGATGGTGAAACGATTATTGTGGAAGGTACGTACCATGTCTTCTTGGAAATCCCACATATCAAATGGGATAAGACCACGGTCTACGTTGACAATCTTTACATATTTTTTGATAAAGTATACAGGATCATCTGCACACTTTGCGATTTCTAATACTTGTTCTTCAGTATAGGATAGTTCAGTGCCTGTTCTTTTTAGGCGAGCATTACCAAGATATCCGTCATCCATAGTTTATTTTATGATGCTTCTCAACATCCATCCTTTTTTCTGATGTGCTGCTAATAAGTCTTGTAAGAAGTTACCAACAGCAGGTTCGTTAGCACCTTCGGCAGCAACAATACCTGCACGAAGATGAATAATAAAACGGTCATTGTCAGCAGCAAGGTCACGCATCATTGCCATTGCATCTGGAATATTTGTTGCTTCTTGAATGTCGGCAAGTTCCAACATACGAGCAAGAGAACCAGGTGCATATGAATTCAATGCACGAAGATGTTCTGCAATAGAATCTGTCTGGTCAAATATAGAACTATAAAAGTCATTTAAAAAATCATGATACTGTGGAAAGTTAGAACCTTCAATGTTCCAATGATATCCGTGTGCTTTCAGATACAGAGCAAAGTTTGTACCTAGAATTGTTTTAAGTTGTGCAATAAGTCTTTCCATCATTTGTTCCTAACTAGTTTTATTAATTCTGCGGTTGAACCAACAAAGACTGCTTTATCAATACTTAGGCCGTTTGATGGTGCAGTTTCTTTTGGTGCTAAATCTCTTTTACGTTTTTGTATCTCTAACAAGTCTTTATTTAGGTCACCCAAATTCTTTATCAATCCAGCAGCAACTTCATAGGCACGTGGGTGTTCTGTATCTCTGGCAACAAGTAGTAGTTGGTCAATAGCAGAGTTACCTTTGCTAATCAACTCTCGTATGTTCTCTCTGGCAAACTGTGCATCAGACACAACAGGATCATCATGTTCAACTACTACTGGAACTGTTGGTTTTTGTTCAACAATTTCAATAGGTTCTACATCAAAGATGTCTGATAGATTTTCATTTAGTTTTTTCATAATGTATTGGGATAATATATAAATGTTTCAGAAAAACCAAACTCATCATCTGGCATTGCATCAATTGGATTGGGTCTGGTCATAATATCAGTTACTTTGATTGCATTTGATGATAAGGATGCTACATTAAATACAGCATTACTATAATCACCAGTTAATCTATTACCAACAGATAAAGTTTTATTTAATCCAGTAGCAACTAGCAATCCTGTTGATGTATTACTGAAGTATTCCACTGTTCCAAATATACCATTTGCCTTATCACGAATAGTTTCACCTTGTGCAAACACACCAAACCCATTTGCATAATCAACATTAACTTTTTGAATCTGTTTATTGTTGTTATCAATATACAAGTTAGTGTTTGCCGAACGAATAATCTTACCTGATTTAACTGGCGGCCAGATATATCCTTTGACAGTAAAATCTAAATCCCACAGTATCAAACGAGTATTCATCATGTCACCCTCATAATCTACAGTAGAATTTACCGAGTTTAGAATGATAGGAACATCATACTTTTGATCCATATCTGGATTGAAGTTGACTGTGACAGTAAAGTCGGGAGTAAAGAAAGGCAGTATCTGTTCTAATATCTGTGTTCCATCTTCAGTATTACGAACATAGATGGATAAAGAAAACTCAAAGTTGTAAGGAACAGGAGCATATTGTGTATTTACTTTAGTGGATGTTGAACCAGAAAAGTTTTGTAATGTAGTTACTTGTTTACGTGTTGGGTCATACGACATACTTTCCATGTTAAAAGATATGCGTGGAACAAGTGTGGCAATAGATTTTGTTAGTGTGGGGTCAGAGGTAAGTCTGGTTAAATACTTTTCTTTTGCACCATAAGACAAAGGAACTTTCCATCGTTCAAGTTCAATCCCCGATTGTGTATGACGAACACATTGAATATCATTAAACAGTGTGCCAAATGCAACAACAATTCTTCGTATAGTTCTATTATAAAATGGAGCATTACCTAACATTATACTTCTCCAAACGGATTATGTTCCGTAAAGTCTATAATAGAATCAGATGATGCTTCTATTCTATCGTTATCAGCAATATCTTCAAACACCACATTCATTGATGGGGAATCATATACATGAATAGTCCAATCAGCATTACTTGAATATCCTTTGACATTACCAGAAACAAATTGACCTTCAACAAAGTAGATATCCACAGAAGTATTTGGATGCATTACATCGACATATGCCGAAGCAGTTGCATATTCTACATTTGCACCTTGATAGATAATCTCATCTTGAACAAAAGTGCCAGAACCATTTTGTAATGCAATACGAACACGTGGATAGTTGCCACGAATCTGGTCATCAATTTCTTTGATACCAGTGTTGATATATTCGTTTGAGAACACATACTGTTTCAGTTTAAGTGCATACACATACACATTACCACCACGACCACGACCCAATGTATAGAACATCGCTTGGTCATTTTCATGTTCAACGAATGTAATCTCAAAGAAGTTAAGTAACAGAGGTATATAAATCAAGTCACCTTCACGTGGTCTGTCATATCCTGTATTGGTGTATCTAAATCTGGCACGTGAGACTAACAGTGTTACTTCATCTCGAATCTCTAAACCAAACTTAGAAATGAAATCTCCTTCACCTTCCATACCAGTGAAGTTTTCCAGATACATTTCGATGGGATGTGCAGCACGATACTCTTTGGTAGCATCTTCACCATATAGGTAATCTACTTCATCACGTGTTGTTCGTGGTAAGTAGTATACATCCATGCCGTAGATTTTAAGTGCTTCAATAACCAAATCCTCAACGAGCAGTTGCTCAGAGGTTATCTGATTTGCAGGAAAGTTATTGAAGTAAAAATTGGTTGCCACGGTTTACCCCGTGAAGATTTCAGATGGCAGAGAATTGAAGTTGTAGATATCGTTTTCTATTTTTTCAATTTCATCATGTGCCTCTTGCATGATTCGAGGACCATCAAGAGTCACCCCACCTGGCAATTGAATACCAGCAAACTTACTAAGATTGCTTCCCCACTGATATTTAATTTTAGCAGTTGCATATGCTTTTAGATAACGGTCATTCCATACATCAGCAAGACCTTCTTTAGTCATCTGTACACCAGAAACATTTGCAGACACTGGACTACGTAGTTGCAGCACTGTGGGGGAATTGATTGCTGCTACTTGTTTGCTTTCATTATTGATAGTAATAAAATCATTTTCCAATAGTTCTTGATCGAAAACCGTTCCTGTTCCTGTAACTGTATTTGATGTAGTATTAGCACTCATCGTTCCAGTTAGTATCATCGATTCTGGTTCCATTTTACGATAGCACTCTGCAATAACATAGTTACCAGGAACTAAATCACGTGTCCAATCGATATCAAGGAATATTTTATTCTGCATACGATTGAATCGGAACTGTGGTGTTCCAGAGAATAATAGATTCAATGTGCGAAGATGTTGCATTGTAATCTCATATGACACATATGATACCGATGTAAAGTCATACAAGTCGTGAAGACGTAACTGATAACGCAAATCAAACATGTTGATTGATGCACCAGATTGGTCAAAAGGAATAATACCAGTAACAGAAGTAACAGCATCAGGACAATAAATCCAACGACGATTAATGTCTTCTGCTGTTACCATGTGTTTCATGAAGATTTTTTCCACACCATCCCAATGATAGTCGTGGAAAAAACTTAGTGCATCATCAATGCGGTCATCTACTTGGTCATCATCAACATTGATTTCGATAACAGGCCAACCTAAACGGCGTAGGCAATATTCTTTAAACTGCTTTCGTGTTTTAGGTTTGGCCATGTGTTCATATTACCATGAAATAATAACGATACCAGAACCACCATTACCACCAGTAGCACTTTGACCTGGTGCATCACGACCACCACCACATCCACCACCAGTATTTGGTGAAGCGTCAGTAGCTCCTGGATTTCCATTAACACCGTCCGTTCCACCACCTTTTTGTGAAGGAGTAGATGTTCCACCACCTAGATTACTAGAAGGTCCTTGTTGGTTACCACCACCACCGCCACCAGCATAGTATACTGTACCACCAGAAATGGCACTAGAAATTGCTAGTCCACCATTGCCATTACCGTTAGGAGTTCCGACTTGTCCAGAACCACCTGCACCACCTCCACCGCCACCACCCCAATCACCATCATTAGAGCCTCTACCACCATTATTACCTTGACCTGGAGTTGATTGTCCCCCTTCATGTGGAGCACCGTTTGTACCAGCACCACCACCACCCGAACCACCAGAATTACCCATAGTAGATTGTTGATATGGGAATGGCATACCCTGATTGAAGTTATCTTGATATTGACCACCACCACCGCCACCAATTGCTGTTAATACTGTGGAAGTAGGAGCATTAAAAGTAACGACTGAACTTTGACCATTACCTGCGGGTTGATTATTTGTTTGCCCTTCACTACCACCGCCACCAATTACCACTGAAATATTCTGTCCTGTATTATCAACAGGATACGATGAACCAATTAATGCGCCACCCGCACCACCACCGCCAGCATGTCGTGAACCAGAACCAGCACCACCCGCAATGATAAGATAGTTAATTGTACTTACACCTGCGGGAAGGCTATATGAAGGATTTGAACCATTGAATGTTATATTACCTGGTCCTGGATATGGAGGACCACTTGGACCAGGTCTTCTTCTGAAAGCCATGGCTTGTTTTGGGATGGCTCCACCAGTAAAAGTAGAAAAAATTGGCATTACATTTTCCTTTTTATTTTAAAAAACCATCA